CAAAGTAGATTAAGGTGGACAAGTTCATACAGAAATCGTCCAACTCATCGTTTGTAGGAGGCGTTTCACCGTCGTGCAGGCACTCCTTAATGAACAGTACATATCTATCAAGGTCTCTGCAATACGGTTCTATAATCTCGTCCACTATGTGACATAGTACATCGGAGTGGTTTTCTACTCTCGACTGTATTCCGCCTATGGCTTTTCTGTCTACTTCATCCAATCGAATTGTTCCCATTATTTTCTCCGCCTTTTCATTATTTTAATTATTCGGCACTGCGTATTGTAGGGCAAACAGCCTACGCTCTCCTCCTGCTTCTTTTTACGAACTTCCTCAAGGTGTTGTTGATGCTCTGCATCCCACTCTTTATATTCGGGACACTCCGCGTGACATCCTGGATGTCGTTTAGGAGCCACACAATATCTACACGGACATGGTTTGTTCATAGTATTCAATCTCCTTGAGGAACTCGTTAAAATCGTAATCAAACAGGACTCTACGCTTTCTGCCTACAAGTCGTGACCACATCTTATCGGTCTCAGGCATCAAGTCTACAAAATCGCAGTAATAGGAAATACTCTTATGTCCTGCATCTCTGTGCTTCTGCAACAAGCGAATATCAATCCAAAAAGTCTCATCGTGGTCAATGAACCACACTAAAATTCCTGCTCTTACGCCAGGAATTTTAGATTTTTCAAGCAGGCCTTCCCACTGATTATTCGTGATGTTGCCGTACTTTCTCTTTGGGTCATTGGAGTGAATACTCATAGTGTTGCCGTAGCAACTCTTGCACTCAATATAATATTGAAGGGGTCGTTTATATACGATAAAGTCGCAGATGTTTTTTACTCCTGCGTACCCCGCCATAGGGTCAGGCAGTCTGTCAATAGACACATCAGGTATCGCCTCGAAACCAGACTGAACTTGACCCTCAAAGTCTTTACCTCGGTTTACTCTGTTCTGTGCCACTGTGTTTCTCCATAACCTGTCTAATTCTTGTTGGTACTACTATGCCAGCGTTGCAACTGTCGCAACATCTCGCATCGGCATCGTTAGTCACCGGCCAAGGATTATTGCCGAAGCCTACAAACGCCTTTCCGCAAATGCAACACCTATAACTATTATTCATATTAGCCGTCCTTTCTGCATCTCGTCTTGTAGGAACAATAGTCACACACTCTTCTCGGAATGTCTACGGGCTTGGGAGGACAGATAAGTCTACCTACATAACCCTCGCACTCCTCGATTTCGCCGACAAGGTCTTCCTTCATCTTGTCAGTGGGCTTGAAGATGTAGGCCTTCATATCGAGTATATCTCTGTTGACATACAGGAACATAACTTCAGGCAAGTTGAATGCGACAGAGTATGCAGTGCCTTGATTGTAGTGTGCAGGATCAGTGTCAGTTCTATTAGACCATTTGAAACTCGCCTCAGTCTTGATTTCAAGGATGTAGTAGTGGTTCTTGTAACGAATGATGCCGTCACACATAAAACTCATATTCAAGGTCTTATGGAACAACTTTGTCTCCATACCAGACTTTGATACGATTTCAAGGTAATCAAGATTTCTACTTGTTACGAAATCTGCCACATCAATGTACTCACAGTCGATGCCATTCGCACTCATCTGCTCTACGGCAGTCTGTATTCTAATATGAATGTCGGAACCAGAATTACAGATGCCTACAGAGCAGTAACTGGACAGCTCCTCATCGGGCTCCACCCCGGTTCTCTGGTAGAACATATTTCGGATGCACTTCATCGAACTCGGCTTGTATGTCTGCGAAGGCTTTCTCTTTTCCTTATCAGCGGACATCTCAATGCTTCGTTTCAAATCTGCTAAAAAGGATTGTTCAGGCGAAAGTTTTTCATTCGCCTGGTCAATCAACTTACAAATTCCTTTAAGTGAATTTCTTGCCATATTTATCCCCCATTAGTTTTCAATCTGCTTTGAACGGATAGCGTGCCTACCCTCGGTCTTGCCGCTCTCATAGGCTTCTCTGCAATACGCATTCGCACCGATACGCATTGCTCCGCCCTTCATAGTGCCGAAGTTCTTTGACATCTCCTCAAATGAGGTCTTAACATCCTCAGGCGTAACAATCATAAGAGCCTTACACTGCTCTCCGAGTGCTTCTTCGATGCCAGCGCAGAACCCTGCTACAAAACTGTTGTACACATTGGCAGATGTGCCAGTCTTTCCGAACACCTTGTCAACTTCTCTACCTGCGAGTCTGTTACCTACATTGAACAGATACTTGTAGGTCTCCGATGCGACATCTGCATCAGTCTTGTGTCCGTAGAATACAAGCACACTCTTACCGATATAGAAATGTCTGCAACGGAAATTGTCTGCAACGATGCGGGCGAGTTTGTACTTCCACTTCTTTGCGGGCACATCGACACGGACCTCCTCAATGCTCTCTACGGTATCGATGTCAATGGACTCAACTTCTTTCATATCAATATGATACTTTGCGAGAAGTTCTTGGGCTTTCATCGCCGCGGACTTTGCTTCTTCCTCACTTGGGTTATTCTTGCTTAATTCAAGAATTTTACGAATTGTCTGGATAATCTTTTCTTCGGCTTGCATAAGATTTCTACCTTTCGTTGTTTAATTTTTCTGTAGTTTTTTGTCTACAATAATATTATACTACACAAAAGCATAGTTTACAACTGGCAAATACAGATTTTGCTAAAAAATTGAGCAGAATTTTTCAATCCTGCTCAATCAAAATTTTAGACAACTACTGTGTAATTATCCACTTTCTTGTATGCATCTACATACATTTCCTGATTATCGCCGCTGTAGGTGACTTCGTAGTACATACCGTCCTCAATGGTCGTAGAGAGAAGGGCTTTGCTATTCTGCAAAGTCTTGCAGAGCCACACAACATAAACATCGTCCTCCGTGATGTGAATATCCTCATAGTGTTGTCTCACATAATCAAGGATTTCCTGCTTGCAAAGGAATACAAACAATCTCTCGTTCATATAGTCTCCTTATCTCTCGTCCTCAAGGAGTGCTACGACCTGTGCTACATTGCCGTCGGTAATCTTGATGGCGTTATCTTCGCCGTAGTGAATGGTGATGCCGTCGCCCGTGTTCGCCTTAACCTGGGAGTGGAGCATCTCGATGTCAACACAACAAGTGAAGTCACGGAAGTTCTCACTCTCTGCGTAAGGAATAACCTCAACGCTATTCGCCTGCTTGGACTCAATCTGCAGGCCGTCTCTCGTAAAGGTAAGATACACACCATTCTTATCGTAGGGGCTCACGAACAGAGCGAGACGGTCAAGCAACTGAAGGAGAGCAGACTTGGTAACTTTGCAGGAACTCTCAAAGCCCTGCTCAAGGAGACCGTCGATTGCTTCAATCTGGTAGTCCTCGATGCTATCCATAAGAGTGCCGTACACAATGCAGTTCTGCGAAGTGAACACCATAGTGTTTCCATTGCGCCACACTGCAATCTTCTCCTCAGTGAAGATGTCGAGAAGGTTCATCATCTCGGGGCTGATAAGCGTGGGCTCGTCCCACAACTTGACGTTGATACCGCAAATCTTGTAGGTATCAGTAGCAACTACTTTGTTGCCTACATAGTAGCCGGTGTAGCAGGGCACTTCGAGCGTGTCTGCAAGAGCAGCCTTTGCGGTGTTGAGAATGAGTTTGATGGTAGAGAGATTGACGGTGTAACTGTCTCCGACGAAAGACTTGCCAGCAAGAGGACTCGGATACTTAATGAGTTCGCCCTCCTCATCGAGAGGCAACTCAATGGAGTACTTACCGTTACCAGTGACCATGAGAGTGTTGTCCTTAAGGTCAAGAGACACCTTCTCGCAAGTCATCTTGGAGATAAGTTTGGAGAACATCTCTGCCTGGACTACTACATAGAAGTCATCGCCCTCTACTTTGTCTTCCTTTACATAGAGATAGTTCGTGGCATCGGTGGTGATAAGGGTGAGTGTGTAGTTCTTCAACTCGATTGCCATAAGACCTGTGAGAGGGATCATCTTGTTGCAGGACGCACCCTTCATTGCCTTCGCCACCATATTCTGCAGGGTAGAAGTGTTGATTGTCATTTTCATTGGTTCATATCCTCCGGTTTTATTTTTTATAATAGGAACTGATTATTTTTGGTACTGCGTTGTCCCAATCAATGGAATGATGTATTCTCTTATGACTGGAGCCCACAGTGTATAACTTGACGGATGATGGATTACTGATGACTGTAAAGAACGACTTGACATATGTACCTGCGTTCAAATACAGTTCAGTCATTCCACCTGAATTTGCCTGGGTCTGGGTCTGGTCGAGTGACATATCGGACACAGTGAAAAACAGATGTCCTTTTGAGCCAAGATTTACATAGGTATTAACATCTTCATTGATACGACCAATGAAATCAAACTTGTTTTCCGTCTTGCAGAAAAACGAGTTCATTGCCTTTCTCGCCAACTTGTCCTTAAATACTTTACTCCCACTACCGCCGATAAAGTCTCCCGTCTGTGCAAATGCTACAGTGAGAGCGCCTGAGGTTTCAAGAAACTCCAGCATACAATCTACAACGGCATCGAAGTCTTTGAGATACCACGAGCCAAACTGCCCGTTATCTTTTACGAACCTCTGCCTAAAATTCGTGTAGTCATCATCGAGTTCAAGGAAGTATTTATAGCCCAAGTCCTCGGCAATATCGAAGCAGGCGTTTCGTGCGTACACGATGGCTCTCCTGTCTCGGCCAATATCGATGGTATCGAACTCTTTGGACTTCTTCAACTTATCGAACATAACCACATTCTCTTTGCCGAACTTCTCGTAGTACTGGTCGGCAGTCTTGTCCTCATTGTCGATGACGAGGACAATTCTACCGGTGTAACCTGCGTTCTTCAACGCATCGACGGTGTACACTTTCTCAGGTCTTCCGTGTGTAAGAATAAAGGCTACGAAATCATTTCTCACCTGCAATCTCTCCACTCTGTTCCAAGATAGCACGAATGTCCTTACTCAACTTCACATAGCCGTTTGCGATGGCATCGTCAATGTCGAGAATTACAAGGGCACTCTGCTCCATGAGTTCCTGCATCTCTTTAGATGCGTGGGCATAGTAGTCGGCAATCATCGAGTAACGGAATACGATATGACGGGCAGCCGCAAATCTAAGGAACTTCTTCTCCTCTTCCGAAACAGTGGACTTGTTGATGTTTGCCAACAGTTTACTATACTTTTCGTGGTCAATTAAGGCATCGATGTGAGGCTTCTCCTCACTCGGCGCATATTGTGGTACTTCGATTTTCTTGGTATATCGATTATCGGGAGTCGCATTGGACGCCACACTGAATAAGCGCATACTCACCTCTCCTTTCTGTATCTACTACTGATTATCTTTGGTACACTATACTCTGCCCGTGTTCTCGTTTTCCACTTTGTGCCGTCAAACTCGACAGACACACAGTTAGGATAAATAATCATGGGCATACTATAGAACTTAAATCGCCCTGTCTCGTTGTACGCATCACTCATACCGCCAGGCAGTGTTCCTTCGTTCATACACAATTCAAGTTGTATGGGAGTAAATTGCAGACACACATCTCCTCGAATTCCCACATCTATCGAGGTGACGAGGTCTTCTACAAAGTTTGCTCTCCAATCAACGGGAATTGCGCCGTTACGAATGAATAATTCTGCACACAGTCGATTTCTGGAAGTGAATTTTTCAACAGCGGCAACACCACCTCGATAGGTGTTAGTGAAGCCGAATGTAGCACAAGCAATTTCGGCACTCGCAAGATACTGCACAACACAGTCCAAAATCTGGTCTATGTGATTAGTCAGTCGTGCCGATTTCAGTGAGCCGTTTTCTGGATATCGCAATCTTAAATTGGTAATATCATCATCCACAATCATATAATATTGATATCCCAAAGTGGCGGCTACTAACTCTACGGCATTTCTGGCAAACACAACTGCCTTAGGTTGAGATACAGACTGACAAGAGTCCGTTCTGTCGATGAAGTATTGCTTGTCAAATACCACGATGTGCTCAATTCCGTAATTAGATACATAGGCATCACGCTGACTATCGGTATTGTCGAGCACCAAAAACCAATCACCTGTATAGCCGAGGGCTTTGAAAGTGTTTAAGGTTATTTGATTGTCTGCGCGGCCATGAGTCGTGATAAATATAGCAAACTTCTCGGTCATACTTTCACTTCCTCCCCATACCACTGATAACTGCAGGCTACATCACAGTTAATGGGCATATCGAGAATTTGGGCAGCGGCATCTGACATTGTCTGGGCAAGAAGTTCTGCACACTCTTTGAGGTTCTCCTCAGGACACTCTGCAATAATCTCATCGTGTACGGGAATAAGCATACGGAAACCGAGTTCCTTCAGTCTCTCGTGGTTGTGCAGAGAAATCATAGCGGCCTTCGTAAGGTCAGCCGCACTTCCTTGAATACGGGCGTTTACTACCTTCGTAGTGTCCTTATCTTTCGTATTATCGATGACATACAGACCTTCTGCATTAGCCGCTTCAAACACAGACCTGCGCTTAAAGAACGGGGCATTCTTGATGCGGGCGAGCCACTTCTTCTGGATGTGTTCAGGCACTTCGGTAGATGTTTCGACCTCATCATCAAACGATAACGGGTCATCATCAGGAGGTGCTCCATCTTTCCATACGATTTCGTAGTCGGGCAGCATCATAGAAGGCAGTCTACGCTTACGACCACAGATAGTAGTTACATAGCCTATATCCTGCGCCATGCGAATAGAATCGGACTCGAACTTCTTAATAGCCGGAAATCCTCTAAATACGGACTCTTTGATTTCTCTCGCCTTGTTAGAGGTTGTCTTTAACTGCTCTGCAATACTGTCGATGCCTCGTCCATAAAGCACACCCAAAAGAATGCTCTTTGCTTGGCTTCTTCTCTCCTTACCCTCCTTATTCGTAGTGCCGTCGGGTCTAAACTCTTTGCACTCCTCGTAAGGCTTGTTAAATGCTTTACTTGCAATCTCACTGTATAAGTCCTTGCCTTCCATAAAGACATTATACATCTGCGGGTCTCCGTCTTTTCGACACATAGCCGCAAGTGCTTTCGGCTCTTGTTGTGAGAAGTCACTCGACATAAGAACATAGCCATCACTGGCTTTGAACATCTTACGAATATCCTTATTATGGGACGGGATGTTCTGCAAGTTCGGGTCGTTAGAACTGAATCGTCCTGTGTCAGCCCCGTACTGATTGAACTTACAATGAATACGACCGTCTTTAGGATTTACACAAGTGGGCAGTTTATCAATATATGTACTGATTAACTTACCAACACCTCTATATTCGAGCAGGGCATCGGTGAACGAGTTGTTAATCTGTTGCAAGATTTTTTCTCCTGTGCCTCTCGGCGATTTCTCATCGATTACGCCGACCTTCATAATATCGTACAACAGAATTGCTACCTGTGCAGGTGAGTCAAGATTGATAGGGTCGGACAACTTATGCCCAGGATTTTTAGCCTTATACTCGGCAATCTCATTCGCATACATATCTATTGCACTATGCACTGCCTGCAGTTGCTTTTCCCACTCGGCTTGATACTTAACATGGAGTTCATCTGCAAGTGACATATCAAATGCCACTCCAGTGTCTTCCATATCTGCAACGACGGCTACAATGGGCATCTCAATGTTATGGAACACCAAAGCAACATCTTCCAACCCACGCTCAACACACAATGTTGAATTGGGATTAAGATAGGGCTCTTGGAACTCGTACAGTTCGAAGGTGATTTTAGCATCGTGTGCGGCATACAGATATGCTATGTTAATAGGCACTAAATCAAACGAAATGTCCTTGAACAAATCTGCAAACTTCGATGCAGTTCCTTCACCGTTAGTACAATACTTTTGGTGCAGAAGTTTAAGTGCGTTGGATTCTTCATTCTCGTTAAGCAGTCTCGCCCCGATATAGCAATCCCAATAACAGGTGAGATAAGATCCTGTTTGATTGCGGATTACACGAACATCGAACGGCGCATTAAACATAATGATTTTGGTATTACACTCGACCATTCTATCTAACTGCTCTTTGACAAGACGAACAGGCAACTGATTTTCAATCTTGATGCCCGTCACATACGACTTATGATTGATAGGAATATATGCAGGCTTCATACCGGGTGTATAAATGCTTATACCTACAATGTTATCGAGCATGGGGTCTAACCCCGTAGTCTCTGTATCTGTTGACATAATACCGTTCTCTACTATCTTATCGAAGTAGTTGACCAGTGTCATTATGTCCTGAATACAAATATACTCATCTCTGTATTGCCCGAGATTTTTCTCTGTCAACGCCCTCGCGGTGTTTATCCTCTCAACGAGTCCCCCACCACTGCCTTTGACAGTAGTGGAAGACTTCTTTGTAGAGTTGGCACGCTTTGCGATTGATGAGTCGGCAGAGCGTCCCGCTCTCTCAGGCACCTTAAACAGTGCCATTAGAACGAACTATCGCCTCTGCGAGAGGGAGTTCTACGGCCAACAGGCTGACTCTCTCTTTCCTCTCTGCGACCTCTGTCGGTTCTATCGGCTCTCTCGGTTCTTGCGGACTCGGAACGCTGAGGTGCACCGTCGTTATTGGGGAAGCACTCGTAGTCGAGATAATACTCCATATCCTCGGCAGTCTTGTCGAGAATGATGGTGCCGAGAACATCTGGAATCTCGGGCAAATCTTCGAGTCTGGTATCATCGCAACCAGTCTCATATACCTCATACACAGTGCCGGTGTCACCCTTCTTTCCGTGTCTCTCAACATCGAAAGTATGGGCTACAAGAGGAGTATTGGCGTTAGAATATCTCGCACAGAGCGCGGACATCTTTGCAAAGAAATTCTTACCTCTCTCCCAAATCTTTACTTCGTCCTCTTCGATGTCGTAGAGGGGGATGTACAACTTTGCTCTCTGGAACGAGTTGTTAGCGCAGAACGGACACTTCGACTTGGGCTCATTGTAAGAGCGCAGGCAATTCACATAACGCTTCTTGCCATCAATCTCAACCTCATGTACTGCGTAACCTACAACATCTTCCATACTGTTGTACATAAAACGCACCTTTGCTACATCGCCGTCGTCCTTCAAAGTGAAGAACGAACTGCCTCCGCTACCGCCGTAGTTATCTACTTCGTTTGCTCCAAATCTTCCCATCTTACTTTTCCTCCTTTTCGTCGTTGGGGTTTGTGGTGTCGCGGTCATTAAACAACGCTCTGTCCAGCTTCGACACAAAGTCTGCGAGAAATGCAGTCATTGAAAGACCTGCTTCAAGGTCAGATGCATCGGGATCATCTCCGATGAACTTCATAACCGCGGATGCCGCAATTTTAGCGCATACTCTGTCGAACTCTGCCTGTGTGATTTCACACACAGTTTCCGTTGTCTCGACCTCTTTTGTGGTGGTTTTCTTGGTCAACTTCATTGAGTTTCTCCTTTTTTGTGGTTTAGTCAATATATCCGTACAGGTTAATCTCGACTGCCGCTGTCTTGATAGCCTGAAGAATATCTCCGATAGAAGCTTTTACGCAGTCTACACACACGCCCGCGTATCTGCCGTGCTTTATGTTGAAGTGAACATCGCCAGTATTGAAAGTGTTGCCCCAATCTGTAAAAATGAAGATGTCAGGCAACATGAACACCTTGTAGCCGTTCTCTACTTTCTCCATAGTGCAGATAGTAATGTCATCTGCCATAACACTGCAAGAGGTGGGCGTTACATCAACAGATGCAACTCGTGCTCCAGTAAGCGCCTTTACGAAGTCCTTAATCTGGTCGTCCTCGGTTGCGAACTCCGACTTGGTGATAGGCTTAACTTCGACCTTGGGCTCTGTGTTAGGCTCTGCTTCTGCAAAGTCTGTGTAGGAAGATTCGGGTTCAACATCTTCAGGCTCTGCGAACTCATCTGCGGGCTTCTCGTCAACAACTTTTCTCCAGTTGCTCTTGAAAGCCGCAAAACTTACCTGGAAGGGCTCTGTGTTCTCGTCAAGGAAGGAGAGTTTCTTATTCTCTACATCTCTGCCGAGCAGAAAGCCAACCTTCTTGCTCTTTCTGTCCTCGTACTTCTGTCCGATAATGCCGATAGTGTCACTCATTTGTTTTTCTCCTTTTTCTTTTTTTTTGGTTTACGATGTGTGACTGTACTACTTTAGTACAAATATAGTATAACATATTGCAAAACTAATTACAACGGGTGATGCAGAAAATTTTTCAAAATTTTTCAAAAAATTTCTTTCAGGTCTAACAATTCCTCGGGTGTGCAGTCATTCGCATCTTTTCTGCCGTCGGGCAAAACATACTCGGTAATCAGTTTGTTTCGCACATTCTTTTTTATACGAGCCCGTGCTTTCATACCTGCCTCGTCACTATCGGTGCAGAGAATAAACTTTCTACAAGGCATTGCCCGCAACTGCTGAAACTGCAACTCATTCCCGAGGCCGTTCAAGGCTACTGCATACTTACCGACTGTCCAAAGATAAATGGCGTCAATCATACTCTCGCAAATGATAACCTCTGTCGGGTACCGTTCGAGTTGACTCAACTCATACAGTCCGTACACAGGCTTCTCTGCTCCAGCAGGATAGTTAAAGAACTTAGTCACAACACTTCTGCGGGCTACAAATAAGCATCGGCCAGATACATCTCGGACAGGAAAGGTTATAGAC